CTACTTTATCTTCTTTGTAATCTCGTCGCTGAGCTTCTTGATGAAGTTCACGCCTGCAATGCCATTCTCGCTGTATCCCCACTTTTTCAGCAGGGTATTAACTGCCTTTGCAGTACCTTTTCCGTATGTACCGTTCTTGTCCATGCCCACACTATGAAGCTTGACCGCCTTTGCAAGAAGTAGCAGTTCCTTGAGTGCAAGCACACCGTTTGTTTTGTTGCCCTGCTTGTAGCCTGTCTTGTCAAGCACTTTCACACTTATCTTGCTCTGTTTTTTTGGTCTCAGGAAGCCTGCAATGTGGTCATAAGTATGCTTGACCTTAGTGCAGGCTTTTCCGCTCCAGTTTTGGTCATACGAATAAAAATAACTCGTGTTGCCCTCACCCGTGCAGATTGCTATGTGACCCCAGCCGCCATTCAACGTGCCTGACCATATCGCTACATCACCCTTTTTCGGCACGAAACTTGGCGTGTTCTTTACCTTTGTGAAATTTGCTTTCAGCCAAGTGTTCTTGTCGAATAAATCCCAAAAGTGATGTGCGTCATACCAGAAATTCTTGATACCCGAGCCGAAGACCTCGTTGAAATATGCCGTTGCAAGGTCTACACACTGTTTGCCTGCTGCGCCGTCATAGTTAACCGCTACGCCATTGTGCTTCTTGATAAACTCATCATATGTCATTTTCTATTCCTCACTTTCGTTTGTATCCACTTTGTTTTCAACTGTGATTTTAAGCTTGTGTACTATTTTCACCAAGAATGACGGCAGTGGTATACCTATCACCGCAAGATTTTCCAAGATAGAAATACACTCGTTGATGATAAACCATATCGTCACGATAAGGCCAAAGTAAAAGCTGACGTTTACCTCAATGCCTATCTGTGAAAGTCCTGAGATAAAGAGCCAATCGAGTACGCCTGACACCGCCACCACAAATATGTACCCAACTTTCTTGAAAAGCCCTTTAAGACCGACACGGCTTGAAAGTTCGCCCCTGTTCCATGCTTTCCACATTCCTGTAATGTAGTCAATGATCATCACAAGAACCAGAATGACTATAGGTATCGCCATGACACGGAAATACGCTGACAGCCCTGCGGCTATTGCTGATATGATGATTTTTGCTGTGTTTTCTTTCATTACTGTTCCTCGCTTTCGTATGTTTGTCCCGTGATTGTTGTATACTCCTCAGCCGTGATCCACTTGCCGACGGCGGCGTGTACCATAGCAACCGACCACAAACAGTTGTCATAGTATCTCTTGACCTTTGCATAGTTTTTACTCATCACCGCTCACCTCCAGCTCAACACCGTTCAGCATAGCCAAAAAATCAACGTTTGCCTTTATCCTGTCTATCTCGGTGACTTTGGGCTTGCGAAAATTGTCTTCCGTCAGTCCCATGCTCTCAACCATAGATTTTTCTAAATCCGTCATGTTGTACCTCCTACTTCACTCAGTTTGACGATGTATTCTTCTTCGCTTGGCACTGGTATTCTGTAATCGTCATTACCACCCTTGAACGTGATTGAACCGCCTGCTTCGATTGTTAGATTTCGCAGAAAATCATCTGTTAGCATGGTTGAAATATCCGTGACGATTGGGTTTGCTAGCTCGTAGTACAGGGTAACACCCTGCATAGCCTGTTTGAATGCGGTGGCATCGGTATAGGACGTATCGTTGACATAGATATACCCGTTAACGTTTGATGTAGCTGATATGCCTGTTATACTGGTTTTGCCCCACGATTCATTTTGCGTTTTTGTCGAATATTTTGGGCATATGAAATTTGGTGCAATGCTATAACTTTTTGTCAATTTTTGCCCGGCTAAATGATGTGTTTTAAATGACACAGATTCACCAGCAGTCCACGTCAGCGTCCCCAAATCAACGCTGCTCACGCACTGAACATATCGTTTATTCTCATAATCAACGTAGTTCTTAGCCGTTCCTGCCGACCAGCCATAGCCAGGCAGATTGCGGATTGCTTCGGGGATTTGGTGTGCGGTATCACCCACAGCAACCTCTGTCACCCCAGCGCTAATAATTTCCCCAGCGTTATACTGGTAATAATCATTAGGGAACATTTTTTCAAATTCTTCCACGTTTACAGGCTCGTTTCCTGACCCAAACATGGCGGTTAAATCGAAAATCTCATGATTACTGAATGGCGATGTATCTAATTTCTGGCTACCATCAGAATCAGTCACCATGCGAAATACTCCAAAATCACCGCCATTGCTATGCTCACCTAACGGGCTTGTAATCCATGATATTTTTCCACTACCAGCAGCTACGTCCTTAGTTATCTGCCTATTAGTCTCTGCCGTATATTTAGCATCTCTGAAATATAGATATACCTTTGTATTTTCTGAAACGCTATAGTCTACTCGAAATAAGTATTTATGCGATTTAAAAATCGGTTTGCAGTTAAGTGTGCCTCCGCTAACATAGTCAAATTTTTTATACATTTGATTAAACACAATAGACCTACCACCAATATTTTTCACCGACATCAGCTTTGCCCCCGTAGGCACAGTTTTCTGATATGCCGTATCTGTATCAGTTTCAAACTGGTGCGTGATACCCTGACCCATGTCAAACAGTGCGTCCACACGTCTTTTCAGTTCCTTGTCCGTCAGCTTCACACGTCCTATCTCTGCCGTGTTTTCGGCAATCTTTTCAACCGCCGTCACGTAATCGTCTGGCAGGCTGTCAGCCACCGCCTGTGCTGTCTGCGCAGCGGTTTCAGCGGCTGTTCTGTCTTCTGCGACCTTAGCGGCATTTTCTGCCACTGTCGCCTTGTCAACCGTGACCTGTTCCGCCATTTCCTGCACCGCCTGTCTGTCTGCCGCAGTGCTGTCAGCATTGGTCTTAGCAGTTTTAGCGTAGCCTGCTGTTATATTCTTATCAGCTGTGGTTTGCTGTGCCGCCGTTGATGCTTGGGCTGCGGATATCTTTGCGGCGTTCTGTGCAGTGACCGCCTGCTGACGTGCGATTTCTGCACCCTGCATGGCGGTGTCTGCCTGTGTTGCGGACGTTTCAGCCGCCGCCTTTGCGGTCTCAGCACGGCTTGCCGCCTGCGTTGCCGTATCGGCTGATACTCCTGCGGCTGTGGCAGATTTCTTTGCGTCCTCAGCAGACGTTGTCGCTGTTTCTGCGGCGGTGACGGCTGTCTGCATATCTGCGTGCGCCTGTTTACCTATGGCGTCTATGCGGTCTAGTGCGTCCATCGCCACATCAGGTGACGGCACGGCATTATCACCGATAGCCGCACCGATTCTCAGGCGGAATATGCGTGATTTTTTAAGCAAAATATACTCATTGCCTGACAGTTTCTTTGCACATATCTGACACGATACTGTCTGTGCTGACCGCAGTATATCAGCCGTAGGCGTCCATGTGCCGCCTGTGATATCGACCTCATACGTCACACCGTCGCCGTAGTCTATCGTAAGCACATAGCGGTCTGCACCGTCTACTGTCAGCCCTTCGACCGACACGGGTCTGGCATTCGTTTCACCAACATAGCCCAAAAGGGCTGTGCTTAGGGCTACGTCGTAGTCTGTGTTTAGTGTTATTGTCAATTTAATCACCCCTCTTTACTCTATTGCAATATAATCAACATAATATGTTCCTGTCGGCACGATTCCTGTTGCCCCATCTCCCATGCAGACGTTCAGATAGTACGACTTTCCCGACCCATTAACGTGAGTACAGAACGTCTTGTATGGTGTTGGTGTGTCTGTCTGCCGTAGCGTTGCTATAACCTGCTTAGGCGCAAAGGTCAGTTCAAGCGGTATCCGCATAAGCGCATTTGCTTTCGTCATCTTGTATTCCACAGTACCATAGTGTATCTTGCCGGCTCGGCTCAGTATCTCATCGATTTCCTCACCTGCGTGTTGCATCGGATAATCGTTTTCGGTGATATCCTGCGCCAATGTCACATTTTCATCAGCCATTATCTCGCCCCCTTAAAGCTGTTCTTCAACGCTCAGACCTACCGCAGAAATGTCTGCTGAAAGTCCGCCGTCAAAGGTAAATCCTAAATTCGTTATTGGTATGTCATAGCTGTCTGCGCCGTTGGTGTAGGTCACCACGTCACCTATGTCGAAACGTGGGTCACCAAGTCTGTGGTATAGCTCAGTGGTGTACCACGAAAAACCTCCTATCCTGCGCCACAGAGATTGCAAAAGTGATTCGGTCATGTATGGATTTTCAAATTCCAGCACACGCCCTCGTGTTGTATCTGTCACACCAAGCGACAGCGTTACATCATCACTCACTTTGCAGATAATGCCCACGATAGCGTTCTGCCTTTCAGACAGTGTTGGCAGGTCTATTGTGTTGTTATCCAATGTTTTCACAGACTTGCCATACCACTTTCGGACGTACTTTCCGTACCTGTCAACATAACCAAACTGACCTTGTGCAGAGGAAAGATAAGACAACATTTGGCGCATGGTCACGTCCTTTGGCACTGAGCTGACCTTGAAATAGAAATACTTTGAGTACAGCACCTTGCCGTTCTTATCTATCAGCCTTCTGCCGTTCTTGTCACGCAGTAGTCGCACCTCTGTGTAGTCATTGCCGTTCTGCAATCCTAATTGTCTGCAAATGTCGTCCTCGACTGCTTTATTCCAGTTTGGCATAGGTATGTGAGGTACATATGACTTATCCGAAAAGTACAGCCTGTCCGCCATTGTCAGCTGGACACTGCCGCCCGATTTCTTTGATTTTACGCAGGTGAAACGTCCCATTGGTATCTTTTCGTCTGAAAGTATGCCGCTAGTTTCGTAGTCTACGAGATATAGATATGTGTCATACTCTTTGCCGAGAAACGCTGTTTCAGTGGCACTTATGGTCATGTTCCACGATTGCGAACACACGGCACCTAGTTCGATGTCGTCTGACAAGGATGTGCTTTGAACTGTACTGCTTGCAGATACTATCTTGTCGCCTGTAAGTATGCTGTTTGTGTCTTCAAGCTCCATTCTCCACGTTCTGCAATAGCTCTCTATCTTTGATGATACAATGTCGCTTACTGTGTACATTTATGTCACCTCACCTGTACCGGAATAGGCATAAAGGTCAAGGGAAAGCACCTTGCAAAGTTGTCTTTTCTTATCCCAACCCCACTGCTCATATGTTGTACCCTCTGCCCTAAAACGTGCCGTGACCATGTTGAACGTTTCATCAAGATAGGTAACAGGAAAGTCAGTGTCCTGCATATTCAGAACATACTCGTTTATAATCGCTACTTCCTGCGGTTTAAGATTTGCCCACTCTATGTGAAGCGTGGTCTGCAAGCCCTTTACGTCACCCACATATTTGCAGGTAGAGGAAAGCCCTGCATTATCGGACATTATTTTTTTCTTATCTATTGTGAACGTTGTCGGCACAGCTATTTCAGTATCACCAAATTTAAGATATTCCATTGCATTACCTCCTATACAAGCGGTGACTTGCCATTAAGCTTTGTCAGCGAGTTTATATCTTCTACCACAGCCTTGCCAACAGCTCGCTTGTCTATCTCCACAGTTACATTGATAGGCTGTTTGGCGCTTTTGCCGTCAACAGAGGCATACTCTGCAAGGGCGTTGAGTATAGCCGACCGCATACCCATGTTTGACGTATCAGGCACAGTTTGTGTAGCTGTCTGCTCTCTCAGTGAAGATACATCTATCCTGCTGTCAACACTGCTGGCACTTTGTATAGCAGATCTGACCATGTTTTCAGAAGCCTGCACTGCAAGATACGTTTCATCAGCCACACCAAGAGCATATCCCTCGCCCACATATCCGCCCAGCGTGCGGAAAACTCTTGAAGGCGAGTGTGAATCCTGTGCAAGTCTTGCGGCGTTTATGCCCCTTATGACCATTTCATTTACTGTGGCACTTACAAATGACATTCTGCTCTGTATGCCGTCTGCATAGCCGTCTGCGGCGTACTGTCCTAAAACCTCATAAGCAGCTCGCATACTGTAATAGTTCTGTGACGGCAGGTCAACAAGTTCTGCAAGAAGCTTTGCGGAAGAGTCTTTCATCTTGCTCATGCTTCTGTCAACGTAGTCATTCATTTCATCAAATATGCCCTTGCTCTTGGCAGAGTATTTCTTGAGTTCCTTATCTGACATATCAACAAACGCCTTTGCGTAGCCTGCGCCCTTTGGACCCATTTCTTCAAGATTGTTGTAAAAGTCCTGTGAGATAATGCCGTCTGCGACCTTTTTTTTCAGCTTGGCGAGATTGTTCTCCCAATCGGTAAAGCCGTTTATGTTATCGTCAAGATTTGCGATAAGCTGTTCGGCGGTCACATCTGACTTTCCACAGAACTCGTCAAGAAGATCTATCTGTCCGAACACAAGATCGTGCTGGGTTTTGTATGCGTCTGCATACTTGCCGCAGATGTCATTTATCTGCGACAGCGTTTCTTCCGAGAGTTCTGCTATCGAGTCTGTTGTAAGAGCATAAGCGTCGGCAAATTCTTTCTGAGCGATGTTTGCTTCCTCTATGGACTGTCTTACAGAGGAAAGGTCATTGTTTGCTGTTGTAAGTGCACCGTGAGCGGTGTTGAGGGACAGTGCAAGTGCGTCAAAATCATCACCTGTCAAGCCGTCAGCCTTAGCCTGTTTGTACCTTTCCAAAGCCTCGTCATACTCGCTCTGAGCCGCCGCTTGGTTTCTCAGAGCCTCCGCAAGCTTATCCTGCAAGTCCTTTGTATCCTGCATATCCGCATAAGCGTCAAGCATATCGCTTACTGCGGCTGTGTTGTTTTTCAAGCCGCCTGTCTGATCATCTATGGTCAGATTAAGGCCCTCTATATCGCCGTTGAGCTGATCTATAATGGATTGCATTTCGGCTTTTTCATCAGCACTTTTATTTTCAGTTTCATTCAGCTCTTTGAGCCTGTCATTGAGCACACGATAGGAGTCGGCTTGCTTTTTATTGCTGTCTGTGCTGTCGGCAAGCTCCTCGTGAAGACTTTCAACGGCACTTTTGGTGGAAAGACATTTGTCCGAAAACTGTTTGACGCTCTCGGACAAATTCACTATACTGCTTTCTGTGACGTCTATCTCATTGGCAAAATGATTTATGATTGCACTGCCTATAAGTGCAACTCCTGCAGCGATACCTGCCGCAAGATTTTGAGTTATAGCCATTTCGGCATTCATGGCCGTTGCCATAGCCTTGCCTTGTATCATTTGCAGAGTAAGCCCCTCAAAGGACTTTGTGACCGCAGACACCTTTGACACCGCAATGAATGTCACAATTGCCGCTGTTATGGATTTAAGGGCGTTGTGAACACCCTCTATAACGCCCTCTATATTTTCTGCGTCAACGCCCATTTTCTCAAAAAGCTGACCAACTGCTGAATCAAATACCTTTGCCGTTTGAGATACAAAGCTCTTTGCAAGTCGCTTTACGTTACCGAAAAATGTTTCTGTCGAACCTATCAGGTCATTGAAAGCCTTATCAGCATCACCACCTGATGTAAGCACACCAAGAAAGTTCTTGGCGGCAGCTTTCATGCTTGCGAATGAACCTGAAAAGGTGGTGCTTGCCTCTTTGGCTGTTGTACCTGTGATATCAAGGTTTTGCTGAATTGTGTGGATAGCGTTGTATACGTCACTCAGATTATCAATGTTGTATTCAACTCCGCTGAGCTTCTGAGCGTCCTGCAAGAGCCGTTCCATTTCAGACTTTGTTCCACCGTAGCCAAGCTTGAGGTTGTCAAGCATTGTGTAGTTCTGCTTTGCGAAACCTTGATAAGCGTTTTGTATAGACTGCATATCCGAGCCGAATTTGTTGGCGTTGTCGGACATATCCACCATAGCAGTGTGGGCGACATTTGCAGCCTTTTGAGTGTCACCGCCAAGAGATGAAAGCAACGACGCAGAAAAGCTCGTGACGTTCTCCATATACTCGTTTGCACTTACTCCTGCGGTCTTGTAGGCATCCTGTGCGTTCTTCTTGACGATATCAGCGTGCTTTTTAAAGAGCGTTTCAACACCGCCAAGAGATTGTTCAAGTGCCGCACCCTCAGTGAATGCAGAGGTGACGACCTTGCTTATAGCCGCTCCCACACCTGCCGCCGCAACAGCTTTTTTGAGCTTTGAGGCAAATGAGCTGCCTGTTTTGTCGCCTGCCTTGTCGCCCTCGTCGGGCAGGTCTTTGAACAGGTCTTTTATTCTGCCTGTTATGCCCTCTGAGATAGGTATTATCTGCACATATGCGTCCGCAAGCTTAGTTCCTTCCGCCATTACGTTTCACCTCCTATCAGTTCTTGCCTTGCTTTTTCAAATTCTTCGATACTTGTAAATCCTCGTGTCTTGCTCTCACTGTCGCCTAAAAGCTTTGAAACAACAGTTTCGGGTATGTTCACACCTCTTGCACCGTCTTTCGTTTTAGCCCATTGCAGCCACGCAAGCTTGTCATATATCATTGCAGCAAGGAGCGTGTCAAGAGTGACCTTATCCCCCGAGAGCAGCATCTTGCATCGGCTGTCGGGACGCAGACCCATAAAAAACGCCGCCACTGAGGAAAGCGGCAGCGTTTTGTAGTCGTATATGTGATAGACCTCTGCGAGATCGCAGGCAAGCGACATCTCATCACGGCATATCATATGGGCAAGTCCGCAGACAGCCCTCAGGCGTTTTTTGTTTTGTCGCCCTCTGAGCCTTCGCCTTTCAGTATATCGGCGATCTCTGCAAGCATCTTGTTTCTTGACACTATTCCTGTGTCTATATCTCTGCAATGCTCTTTGAGGCTGTCGAGCTGTGCCTTGGAAAGGAGCTGTCTTGCCACCTTGATGACAGCGGCAGTGTCGCCCTCATCTATCGCCACAAGTGATTCAAGCAGCTCCCAGTTGTCAAGAGCCTTATCCTCTATCTCATAGTCAAAACCGCTTTTTGTGATACCTTTAAGCATATGATCTTCCTCCTGTTACTCAGATTTCAGGTGAATGTACTCATAGTGTGAGTTGCCCTTGCTGTCGTTGACGGCTGTCAGCGTGATGTTATAGCCCACTGCGTCAGTGTCTATATACTTGATCTCGCCCAGAGCCGTTACAGAGGCACAAGGGACTACGATACGCTTTAAAGCTCCGTCCTTGAGGATAAGCTCGAAAACATACACGCTCTCCTCGTCAGAGCCGCCGTTCACGGCAACTGTTATGTCCTTGCCCTCAAGTGCAGTTGTGACGTTATCAGAGCCGTAGACAGTTTTGAGCACTTCCTCGTTGAGCGTTTCGATGAGCGTCAGCGTGAATGTGTCACTGCCTGCGTTGGTCATATTGAGCACTACATCTCCGCCCCAGGCTGCTACGTTGCTGTTTGAGCGGTCATTGCCGTTTGAAAGTCCGTCCTCTGAGCAATAGCCAAGGCACTTGAACTCCGCTGCAAGAGCCGATGTTGCGTCTGTCGGCAGCGTTGTGCCTTTAGGTGCACGATATACCGCACCGCCTATCTTAGGCTTGCCTGCGGTAACGTTGTTTGCATTGTTGGTGTTTGACATTGTTATCTCTCCTTTTCGTAATATCGTATGTCGAATACTGCCTGATAGCGGTATCGCTTTGTTTCCTCATCGGTGTAGTTGTAGTCGCTGTTCAGCTTGCAGGATATGACGTCATCAAGAGTCACAGCGTCACGCATAGCTGTCTTGACGGTGTGATTGAGCCTTGCCGCCTCGTAAAGGCTGCCGCCGTATGACTGCACGGCGAGGGTCGCCGAAGATAGTCTGTTTTTCTCAGACGAGCCAAGCTTGTCGATGATGATATACTTCTGCGGCGGCTTTGCAGGCTCTTCCATAAACACAGGAACGTCAAGGCTCTTGCTCAGATAGTCCAGTATAACTTCTTCTATCATTTTCTCAGCACCGCCTTTAATATGGCATTGTCCTGCTTTGTTTCCTTTCTCGCCTTGTAGGTCACAGCCTTTATGCTTGCGTTCACACGCTTTTTACCTGAATAGGTGGACACCTCGTAGCCGTCACCCAGCCGCTGTGCCGCTTTGTCGGCAAACTCACGGCATATGTTCTCAGCCTCTTTTGAACGCAGCATTTGCCTTACTGCCTTGCGGTCAAGAACTATCTTCACTTTACCCATACAGTTCCACCTTGACTTTCTTGTTCCAGCTGAGGGGCAGGTTTTCTTCAATGCCCTCAGTAGGGAAACCTATGGTGCAAAATTTCCTGCCGAAAAATTCAACTTCGGTGTTCTCCCAAACGTGAGTGTCGCCTTTTGGTATGGCAAGGGTGTAGGCTAACCGCTTGCCCGAAAGGTTCAGCTCGTTCGTGATGTCCTCAGCTGAGGGTTCACCCACCAAAACGTTGTCAACAAGCTCCCAGCTATCCTCATAAGTTGGTCTGCCAAAGCCGTCAACGCCTGTCTGCGTCTGCACTTTAAGCTTCACCGAAATTCCCTTTATCATTGTTCTCATAGTCATATACCTCCATAGCTCCCCACCTCTGACGAATGATACCAAGCTCTTTCAACTCGTTTTTGAGAAAATATAAAGATTGTCCTGAATTGAGATAAGTCATTGACACCGAATAGCCCATAGCTGCCTGCGACGCCTGCACAGCAGGTGGTGCATTATCAGCCGAACAGTCAAGACTTCTCACAACAGCCTTTGAGATTATCGCCTTTACTGTCAACGCATAGTCTTCATCACTTGTCACAAGGGCATTGACATCAACGCCGTAACGCTTGCCTATAACACGGAGCTTTGCGCAGGCGGTCTCGATAAGACTATCCGCCGCCTGCTGCTCCTGTGATGTAAGCTTTCGTCCGTATACTGCTATGTCGTCGATAGTGGCATAAACGCTGCTCATTCTGTTGCCTGAACGGCCTGAACGGCTGCAAATGCCTTAGGGTCAAGGATAGCAAAGCCGATATAAGCCTCTGTTCTGAGATACACCTCATTGTGTCCTTTCAGATCTCTGCCTGAGTTATCAGGGTCGCCATAAGGAATGACCTCCAAAGGAAGTTCCTTAGCATAGCCCCACTTAAAGGCTCTCGCAAAGTCGCCCACGATAGCTCTGTCTGTACCCTTATTGAAGTTTACAGTGGAGTTGACGTCACAAGCTGTGCCATTGAGATTGCCTGGATTTGCACCAAGACCAAACTCAGGATACTGCTTTACGCCGTTGACCTTGAGCTTTGCAAGTGCAGAGGCAAAGTCCTTTGAAAGTGCAAAGCCTGTTGCCTCGTAGTCGCCAAGCAGAGCAATAGCGTCTTCTAGATTGCCCTCAGGGTCTGTGCTGTCAAAATCGACCTTTGCACTATTGTCAGCTACCGCCTTGTCGATATAGTTATTATCCAAAGCAGCGACAACAGTTTTCTTTCTTGGATTGATTCCGTGAAAGCCAAGAATGTCGATAGCACGAGCAAACTTGATCGCTGCACCCTCTGCAAATGCTTTCATGACCTCAAGCTTTTTCTCGTCTGTTCCATAGATGAACTCGTCACTGAAGCGTGCGCCGTATTCGATCTTGAGCGGACGCATTGTTACCTTGCCGAGCTTAGCACTGCCTGCGGATTTAGCCTCGCTTTCACCGATAACGTCCGCCTCATCGTCCATAGAGAAAACGAAATAGTCGTTGCCGTTAAAGGACACAGGATCTCTTCTGCTGAGCTTTGCAAGGGTGGAATGACCCTTTACTGTTGAAAAAATGCTTGTTACTGTTTCAGGCTCAAGAAGTGTGCCTCTCTTAATTGTTTCTGCCATGATTATTCTCCTTTCAGCTTTTCAAGTGTTTTTCTAAGTGCGTTTTCCGCACTGTTTTTGCTTGGGTCGCCCTCTGCTCTGAAATCAGGGGCATTGTGTGATGTCTTAAAGTATTTTGACATCTTTTCTGCATCGGCTCTTATAGACTTTTCGTCCTCGCCGCTGAGCCTGTCGGAAAGCTCCGCAGGAAGTCCATACTCCTGTGCGGCTCTCACCCTGAAAAGGCTCTGTTCAGCCGCCTTGCCCTTTGCCGTAAGGTCTGCTATAGTGGTTTCATAGCCCTTGACCTTTTCTGCCATATCAGCAGGGGAAACATATCCCTCAAACTGCTTTGTGACAGCATTTGTGTTTTCCTCAAGCTTGGCATTTACTATCTTGTCAAGCTGTTCCTGCGTCGTGACAGGCTCAAATTCTTCTGTCATAATATCATTCCTTTCAAATATCAGTAGCTTATCTTTTGCTTTTTCTTTTCTTTAGCGTTCGCACAGCTCCAATGTGCAAGCACCACCGACTCTAACAGCGAAATGTCAGCACCCTCCATAATAGAGCTGAACCCAAACCCCCCGCCTGAGCCTATGGCTCTGTGTTCGCAATTTGAAACAGCCTGCTCAAGTGCAGGTTGTTCTGCGTGGCATATCTTATCAGCAAACAGACTTTGCTCAAACTGAGCTGACGCCTGCACCACCTCAGCAACCTTTGGCAGCACAGCCTTGCACTTAACTCCTGCGTCTTTCATATCACTTTCAAGCACAGCCTGTCCGTTTGCACCGTCTATGGTCACTTGCCTTGCGTGAGGATTTCTGAGATATGAGATTATCCAGCCGTTCCCCTCTCGCACAGGGCGGCAGTCGATAGCTTCAACGAATATTTTGCCGTCAGAAGTTTTAACAGCAACTGCAAGAGAAACATTTGCCGTATATCTTGCATACTTAACACCGAAGAACAGTTCAGGCGTGCCTGAAAGTTTTGGTGCTGTATCAAGCTGATAGTTATGCCATTCCTCCCGGCTTATAGCGGACTTCTGATTGTATCTTAACCACAGACCTAAACGCTGAATATTATCGTCTGTCTGGTCTTTGCCAAGCTCTGAACGTATCTTACGCTCGGTTAATATCGTGCCGAGTGAGGGATTTGTTTCATACCACAGTTCAGGGTCATGTGCGTCAGCCATTTCAGGTATGCTCCACTCTGCCCAGCCGCTGTCAACATTAGTTCCACTCAGAGTGTCACGGCGATACTGATAGAACACAGTTCCAGATGATACCGCAGTGGGAGGAGTGCCGCACATCAGTGTCTGAGGGTTTGCAGAATCGGTAACAACGTATTTCAATGCACTTTCTTGGTCAGCTGTGTACTCCTGAGCCTCGTCTATAACGAGCAGGTCATAGCCCTCACCAAGTCCGCCTTTTGATGAACGTGTACGGAAGTTGATAAGACCTCCGTCATTATCTTTGAGCCACTCGATACGTTCAAGGCCAAACTGTTTTGTGGTCTTGAAGTCCTCTTTTTCGGTATATCCTGCCTTTGCAAGACGTTCAATGACCTTTTCCCATGCGTTGTGAGAGGTGGTCGTTCTGTGTGCCGTATAAAGAACACGCTCTCCGTGGATAAGTCCCCAGAGAGCACGCATTATAAGTATTTCAGATTTTCCGTTACGTCTTGGCACGCTGTAGCCGTATTTCATATGTGTCCACAAGCCTTCGTCATTAATAGCCATGATGTCGTAGAGCTGTATTTCCTGCCATTCCTGAGCAGTCCTGCCTGTGCTGTTATATAACTCTACAGCCTCGTTGCCCTTAGTCTGCTCATAAGGCAGGACAAGGGCTGTGGTGGGGGTCTGCCTGCCGACTCTCTTATCCTCAATAGTGGATTACCTCCTTTTTCGGGTACTAAAAAAAAGCACCCGTTAAGGTGCTTGGTTTGATATTTACTTTGTCGATTTGACCTTTTCAGCATTGGATAAAACTATACTCAATGACCTTTCACAGCGTATCAGTGCCGCAACATAATCAGCATTATCCTTTATCTTCTGAATGTCAGTTCTGATGTTCTCAATATCACTCTTAGCTCTCCGCAGCTGCCATATTGTATCCCGGTCAAGTGCCATAATATCCGTCCTTTCTGATTTTGGGTATAAAAATACCGCCCGACCTTAGTCAAGCGGTAAAAGATACTGATAACCAGTACGCTATTTTTCAATGATCTCAAAGTTTTCAGGGGGGTACAGATAATCTTCGCCAGTGTCATCAAGTATCCTGTACCATTTCTTTTCAATAGATATCACTTCATATGTTTTATTATGTGTGAGCGCAAATGAAATTGTTTTGCCAATATACTTAATCGTCATTATCCAACCACCTCTTTACTTTAAACTTGTGTTTTCCAACACTTTCTTCTTGGAACCAATGGACTTCGGCTTTTACTTCTTCGCCGTAATAGTCAATAACCCCTATGCCTTTTAAATGCTGCCAGTTTTCAGGCTTACCACCAATTTGTTTAGAAAGTCCGTCTGCCACTTCTGGATTTAAGGGTTTAGTACCTCCTTTTCCTGCAAAAACCTTTGGATTTTGTATTTTCGTACCCTCAACAAAATTGAAATATTCTCCTGTTTGAGGATCTAAAATATCATAATTCTTAGCTTTTGCGCCAATAGATTTTCCTATTGGTATATCTTTCATCTTTATTATACCACTTCCACCCCGTTTGTCAAGCCTTTTCAGCACTTCTTTTTCCTTAGCTCTTGCCTGCTCAGGTGTGAGCCTTGTGACCTGCTTGCGTGTTTCGATCTCTTTGCCGTTTTGAACGTCTGAATAGCTTATTTGGTCATATGTGCCTGCCTTTTCATTGACGTAGGTTATCTCACAGGTGCAGCGCTTATGCCGCCGCCACACGTCCTTTGGAACATCAGGATAGACGTACTTTCCTGCAAGCTTTGAACACCACGCACAGCATTTGCTGTGGTCTGAGCGGATAACGTACACCCTAAGTCCTGCTTTACTGCGAAAATCAGCATTTGTTTTGACATAATCGGTAAAAATCGAGCCGTTTATGTTCTCAACTGACGCAGTGAACTCGCTGAGCGACGTCTTGTCGGTAAGGTCCTTTTGAGCCGTCACTTTTGCAAGATTTTCTATCCTCTCAGAGGGAAAATCTGCTCTTTGCGGCTTTATGCCTATGCCTGCCGCCTTATCAAGCTGTTTTTGGATATTCTCAGCCACAGAGTTTATAAGTTCGTAATTATCACCGAATATATCACCGAGTATCTCAGCAATAAGCTGTTCATCTGTAAAAGCCTTTGGGCTTTCGGTTATGCTTTTTTCAAAGACTTTTTTCAGCACAGTTCCTGTTGCCTGTGCGAAGTCATCAACATCAGTGAGGTTTGCTTTACCGCTTTCAAGCCTTTTTATAATGCTCTGCAAATGTTTGTCGCTTTTTGAAAGCTTGACAAGGTCGCTTTTTATTTTGTCTGAAAGTGCGCTCATTTGCCGTCACTCTCCATGCCTGTAAGAGCCCTTATGTTTCTTGCACCAAGATAGTCAGGCACAGCCTGATTTATCTTCAAGATAGCGTCGCCCACACCTGAAAGTGTAGCAGCGTCAGGCTCGAAGATAGGCAGCCATGCGACTTTTGTATCTCTGAACGCATCTCTTTGATATGCGTATCTGTCACGGATACAAACGGCAAGATAGCCCACATTGAGCAGGCCTGTTCCGAACGTCCTCTGTGCCTTGCGTGCCGTTAATCGTAGGTTTTCATGACCTGCCTTGATAGCCTCTGCGCTGGAGGGGTTTTCGGTGGCAAAGCCCAAGTCATCAAGGGTCAGTCCTGTTTCTCCTGCGAACAGGCTTGCAAGTGTTCTCAGCTGTTCAGTATATGGCGTCATTGATTGCTGTTGAAACTGTCCTACAATGGGGTGATCGCCGTCGCCGTCTTTCGTGAAATTTAGAAAAGAGGATATCGTAGCAAGCCGGTTATTGAACTCTGCGTCCTCAGATAATCCAAGCACATATTTTTGAGGGAAGCTGTAAAATTCAGCCGACACCTCAGAGCGTTTTATAGTTCTGAGAGCTGTCTGTGTATAGGCAATACAGGCTCTTGAAATACGGCTGTGACCGAAAGGGCGCTTTGCGTCAGGACGATATATTATCGGCACGAGCAGTGCATATGGTGCAGCGTTTGGTATACGCTGAACAAGCACACCATGGGAGTATATTTCCGTCATGCCTGCCATGAAATAAGCCTCTGTCTTTACAACACCCATGCTGTCACGCTCAAGCACTGCATAGCCCTCGGTAAGCAGATTTGTCACAGGGTCAATGATACCGGTGGCATTTGAGCCGTCAATTACCTGCAGGCGAGGATAGCCGTTATCTTCTCGGATATAGACGAAAGAACACGCTGAGATAAGAGCCGAAAGCACCGCAGAGTCAATGAGTATATCCTGATTGTTTGACAAGAATATTTCGCTCAGATCAAATTCATCATTTTGAAATTCATCGAACTGCAAGCGGTCAGCAAGGCTATCGACTGCTTTCGCACACCAACCGACAGTTTCCTTTAGCCCCTTGAATTTTTCGGGAGCAAGGCTCGAAAAGTCCTGTGCGTTATTTTTCATTTCGTAGTACTTATATCTCAATAGCACTCGTGTTTGTTTATCGGCAAGTCTGCGTCGCAGATAGTCAATTCCGTATATTTCGTTTGTCATATTTTTGCTCCTGTTTAAAATTCTGCGAGATATTTACACAATGAAGGCGTGAACGTGAAATTGCCCCTCAAAGGGGGTGGTATGCCCCCATATGCTCAAAAAAATTGGAAATTTCGTGGAAATTCGTGCTTAAATCGACTTCCAATCAAAAGTTTGCGGTAAAACACGGTTGGATACGGCTTCTACCTTTTGGTCAAACACCTGTTTTTCTACCAATTTATCAGATTTCTGACGATTGCAACACCAATGAGCAAGCTGTAGGTTTTCAAGGGCTGAGGGGTGACCGCCTTTTGCAATGGGTATGATATGATCTATACAAGCCGACAAAGGGTGAGGATATTTCAGCGAAAAATCAACAGGTTTTCCACAGATACCGCAAACTGTTTGGGTAGCGTATATCTTCTTCTTGTTGATACGAAACTGTGTTTGATGTGAGCCGTTTCGGTCTGGTCTTGGTACTGGCATTGTATACCTCCGTGCAACGCAAAAGACACCCCTTTCGGAGTGCCTCTTGTGAAAATATTATAAGGAGTTTTGTAAATGGTGGAGCAGATGTTGAGCTGGCACGCTCTCGACCTGCATACACCGCCCGAAGCCCGAAAGCTTGGCGGCGGTTCAAATATTATGTGTTGGCTTTGTCGGAAAACCAGCTGACCGTATGGAACAGAACGCAAGCTCATGCACTCACGTTCTGCATAAGCCCCTTACGGGGCTTAGAAAATTGGAGGTGACTTCAATGAAAGTACAAGTCTGAGGTACATCTACACTTTCCTCAGTTTAAATTATAACATAGGTAAAACGCACAAACCGCACAACTTTCACTTTTCTTGCAAATATCTTTGAATTTTCATTCGCACTCCGCTCTCTGACATTCTCCCACCACTAACCTGCATAGCTATCTGCAAGTACGTCTTACCCTTGATGAATTTCAGCACGAACATTCGCCGTGTCTGATAGTCCTCTATCCCCTTGATAAACTCCTCCACAGACCTCTGCTCACGCTCTAGTCGAGCCTGCTCGCACAGCAGTGAAAGTGTATCACCGCTTGGTAGAAAGCCGTCTATGCGTGTGCTGTGTGGCGTGTAGGACGGCGGAGTGCATACGCTGATACTGTCGGCAACGTACTTGCCCGAAAGCTCCGCCTTGATGTCCTCAATGGCTGAGGCGTTCCTGCGGTAGGCTTTCAGGCGTGACATGGTCATTGGGTCAGCCATTAGCAACACCGTCCATTCTAGCTCCGCAGTTAGGGCAGTAATTTATCTCACCGTGTGGATACTGAGCTATAAAGTGAATGATTTCACAATTATTGCATCTAAGCTGATTAGGTGTGTTTGTATTCTCCCATGTTCCACGCTTGACCTCCTGCACGTCTGCGGTAGGTTCATCATCAACCAGTTTGCACAGGTTATAATAAAGTTCTTCTATGGTCATATCCCAATCAAATATGCTGTCTGTTTCCGAATCAATAGAACACTTTAACTTTTCTGCGTCAATATATCTTGACATTGTTATACCTCCTCAGTTTGTCAATACTCCTTAATTCCCAGCACAACATACCCGTTCTTTATTCCCCAGCCATTGAGGATATATGTTATCTTGTATGTATGTCCTGATATCTCATGTTTTGCGTGTTCTCTTACTGTGCCGTCTGAGCTACGATAAGATGTTCCGTCAGTCGGTATAAATCTTATCAGATCTCCTGTCTGAAAACCTCTGTCATTCTTTCTGACCTCGAAAGTTTTCTCACCTCTCAGAACAGCGTCACAAAATTCTGTGTTAAGTTTCAGATTATGTGTTTTCATTTTTTTGCCTCCTCGATATCCAACAAGCTAAGCTGGTTATTTTTCATGTCAAATACTCTGTCACGCCATTCAACGCCGATATAGTCAAGAACTCTTCCCCAGCCGTACTTTGTGCCGTCAGCATCTTCACAACACTTGTTCATCCAGAAATCCCACTCTTTTTCATTTCTTTCACGAAGCCTGTCAAATCGGTGAGGGCGCTGTTCCATATGTATGCCGAAACCGCACATTGAGCAGCCTGTACGCTGAGCCTTTGTTGTGCAAAGCTTTCCGTCAAAGTCACGTTTTATCTCGCCATAGATTGTAGGCACAGGCACATTCAGGTCAAGTGCAAGTTGTAGCAAGTCCTGCCTTGTAAATATGGCAAATGGTGCTGAACGTATCGTGCTTTTGCCAAAGTAATTGCAGCCGTTAAGCATTAGCGATTTTTCACGTCTGCCGCCCTCACTTGCCATAAGTCCTAAGAACGGCACGCTCTTGTGTTGCTTTGCCCAATCATCACACGGCTTTTCTTTCATCCAGAAACAGCATTGTGATGATACCTTAAACGGCGGTATCTTGTAGTCAACGCCCTCGTTTTCATTTTCGTAACCGCCAAACAGTTCAAGCCAGCGCTGAGAAAGCTGCATTCTTGTATGCTTGCGAAAACCGCCATACTCTCCCGTTTCACCCGTTATGATAGCGTGACGAACTGTCTTGTTCTTGTCCGTAGGGTGTGCAAGCAGTTCTATTTTTGCGGCTGTTTCTTTTGATAGTACAGGAAAACCATATTCCCGTATGATATCTATTTTTGACTTGTATGGGCTTAACTTTATCACACCAAGTTGCTCGTGTATCTGCTGAATAGATTTGTCTTCAAGACTAGATACCGATACACCTGGAACATAACTGAAACCACAGTAATCATGTATAAATTTCAAAAGCGTTATGCTGTCAAGTCCGCCTACCGATATGTGCGTATTCAGATTTCTTTTGTCACACTCACGAATGAACTCCCTTACTCTGACCTCAGCGTATTTGACCTTGAACTCATACGGCATTTTCTGCTTAGTTTGAAAAGCCGCTATCTTCTGTTCATTGTCTTTGGTACGCTCCTCATAGCTTTTCACTCTTACCCCTCCTCAAATTCAGGACACTCAGTCACCGTATACGAATGTATCATGCCCCCTTTTTGTGCCTCGTACATTCTGTGCTGACACGTTCTCCAACCCTCAACCGGTCTGCGGTCTATGGACCATGCACAGCCTGTGAGGTATTCTCCTGTTATCTTATCCTTTGTCGGTACTGCATGATGGCAGTGCCAGCATAGGGTGTGGTCAGTGTGTTTCATTCTCACACCTCAACTCCTCCAGCCTACAATACACCAACGTGTTGCCACAAGTCTTGTCGGCAATCTCTGCCTGATAGAAGAACTGACCTGTCTTACTGCTCTTGCGGATAATGCACCCTGTCAGCTCGTAGCAATCAGATCCGTTGTAGCTCACCCTGCGTCCGAGACTTTTCTTTACTTCGTGTATCGTCATAGCTCCTCTATCCTCACATAAATGCCAGGTATGTCCGCCCAAAACTTCTCACATATCTCACTCGCCACAAGCTGGTCGTCAGTCCAAAAGCCGCATAGTGTCATGCAGTCCTTGAACATCTTCTGCAGGTTGTCTGTGTCAGGCTTGCTGATCTTGTACTCTCCGTTCTTGTGTTTGCCGTCGTTAGGAAACAGCCACTTTGTTATCAGCCTTATCCCACAGATGTATTTTTCAGGCGGTCTGTGCCTTGCAAGGTTTGCCGTGAGCTTTTCTTTTGCCGCCTTTACTTCGGGTGGGTCATAAAATATCGGCTTGCCGTTTCTCACTGCCACCTTATGTTCCTGCGCCGTAGCCGTCGGCGGTATCATCGCCATAAAAAATTCAGTCATCATCTTCCTCCTCGCATTTGAAATCTACTCCGTGCCACTTGTGTGACTTGTCATCATACACCAATGCTCCCGACTGTTTGACCATATCCCAAATGTATTTGAGTACCTGCGGCTGTTTCACGAGCCACCAAAGCGTGCGTGATTTTCGATAGTCGAAATCTTCATTAGGCAGCTTATGAAAAAGCGGTGGCATTTTCTTAGCTGCATTAACAACGTCTTGCCTTGCCTTACTTCTTGTTGCTTTCATCTGCGTGTGCTCCTCTCGTGCGTCATTATTCTGATTACTTTTTCGTCGGGGCAGTTTCAAGCCCCCGACAAAAAGTATTGTTTATAATAATAGATTTGTCTGTCCGTCCGACAAACTCGGTAATTTTCGATATTGTCCGACAAGCAAAAAAGCTCGATTTTGTCCTGACATTTTTTCGATTTTTTCCTGTCTGTCTAAAGTTCAAAAATTCGATTTTGTCCTGTCTGTCTACTGAGCTTTTAAGCCACATTCTCCCTCTTCTATCCAAAAGCCACCATGCTCTTTGAGGTATCTTCCAACGGTCTTTTCGCTCTTTCCTATGTACTCCGCCAACTCAGAAATGCGGCACTTGCCGTTCTCCTGCACACCGCTGAAAGCTGTTTCAATGCTCTCCTTGCGCTCCTTACTGCGGTCTTCATTGGTCTTCTTCTTGCTGAAATTCTTTTTCCAATTCGGTGTGATGTCCTCTACCTCGCAGTCTTTAAGCACGCCCACAGTATCCTCTCTGTGAACAGGATAATCAAACCACATATTGAGGGGAGCAAATTTCGGGAACTCTCTCAGAGTACCCTCTATGCGCCATGCCGTGCGGTTTCTTACCGCAAGCTTAGCCTTGTCTATGTCGGCCATCATAAGCTTGTATGAGTTCGGGTGCAGGTACTTGTGCGTTATCTCAAGCATTTTTGACGGCGTAACAAGATCGTCCTGTGAACAAAGGTCATCAGTATTTCTGTAAAATCTCCTCATCCAGTTCTCACAGATACGGCAAACAGCTTCGTCCTCCTGCTGCTCGTAAAGGCTGTCTGAAATGTCAAGCTCTGAAAGGTCAAGAAGTGCGTCAGGGTCACGGGCGAATACTCCTGAACCGCTGGCTCTGTCCATTGAACGCTTACCGCCCTGCGCTCCCTTTGAGTGGTGGTGGCAGTATATGACCGCACAGCCAAGCTCTGTGCATACCTTGTCGAACTGGTTGCAGAAGTGCGCCATTTGGTCTGCTGAGTTCTCGTCGCCTGTTATGACCTTGTAGATAGGGTCGATTATCACGGCAATGTAATTCTTCTTGTTTGCACGTCGTATGAGCTTCGGTGCAAGCTTGTCCATTGGTACGCTGTGACCTCGCAAGTTCCATATGTCTATGCTACTGAGGTTATCAGGCTCTAGGTGCATTGCGGTGTACACGTCCTTGAAACGGTGCAGACAAGATGCTCTGTCAAGCTCTAGGTTGACGTATAGTATCTTTCCTTTGGTGCATTGCCAGCCAAACCACTTGACACCCTCAGCTATCGCCACACACATCTCGATAAGTGCATAAGACTTGCCTGCCTTTGACGGACCTGCAATGAGCATTTTGTGACCCTGTCTGAGAACACCGTCAATAAGTGGCGGTGCAAGCTCGGGCAGGTTATCCCACTCAGCACTCAGGCTCTCAGGGTCGGGTAGATCATCATTGATACTCTCTATGTAATCTTTCCATTCCGAAAAGCTTTCTTTGCCTATGTTCTTGTCAATGATGAACTGTTTCTTGCCGTTTCTCATTACGCCTGGCATACGGCTAAGACGTGAGGGATTGCGGTTTTGTTTATCTATGTCAAGACCACTTTCCTTGCAGACCTTGTAAAGAAAATCAACACGCCTGCGGTATTCATCATAGTTGGGAGCGTCTATCTTGACGATAGCGTGAACGCTCTTTCCGCCGCTGTATACAAGCACAGCGATAGGAAGTTCAAGTTCTCTCATTACAGCGTTCTGCTGTTCTATAGGCATACTGTCGCTTTCAACAAGAGCATAGCGGTAGTCTGTTACATTCTCGTTCTTTACGCCCTTGCCGTCAAGAGGATTGAAGCGGATCCACGCTCCGGCTTCTTCCTTGTAGTCGCCAAACACCGCACCAATGTCGCCGTTACATTCGCCAAGCCTCTTGATAAGCTCCCCTGCAGTCCTGTCACAGCAGCCCTTTGTGGGCAGATACTTGGTCTTGCCGTCCTTTTCTGTCTCCCACGTTTGCGTAACATAGCCCACGTTCTCTCCTGCCTCAAAGAGTGTTTCAAGATATGTGACTATCTCCTTGACAGGATCCCATTGGGCAGGCTCGGTGATCGGTATGCCCTCACCGCCGTTTACAAGGGGACTGCTTTCTTCTGCAACTATCTCGCCGTCCCAATCGTATGCCTTAAACTCATGGGGGCTGTATCCTCTTTCCTTTGCCATTTGCACGATAGTTCCTGCGGTCACAGGCTGAGCATTGCCGTTAAAGCCTTGCCACTTGCGTTCACACTCACCGCTGTGATAACGGCTGTCTGACCTCGACCAACTGTCCCAATCGTTCACGGAATAGCCCTCGTGCTTGAGAGCCATTCCCACATTGACCCATTCCTGATAATCACAGCTTGCAGGGTCTATGTATTCAAGCATTTTAATCAAACTTGTGTTATCCATTCACTTCTCCTTAGTTCTCAGGTGTGTATTTTTTCGGGTCAATATCTCTCGGCACTCTCCAACCATTGGCAGAAATACGAGCTATCATCTTGCTTGCACTGTCAAAGCTCCAAGAGCCAACGTGTTCAAAACCCTTGCTTTCCAGCAGCCTTATCTGCTTAGGCGTGGTAAGTCCTGCATTGCGGCGCTTTTCAAGTCGGTCAAGGATAAGCTTTGCCTTGCCTGCGTTGTCTATATCGTCAGGGAAAATGCCCAGCTTTTCAAGCTTTGCTTTCTGCTTGTCGGTAGCAGGAGCACACTCCCAGCCAAAAGCAGGAACGTAAGAGGACAAGTCCTCAGCCTGTATTGACATTTCATACTGCAATGGGTCAACGAGCTTTCGCTTGCGTGTTTTCATTTCTTTGAGCTGCTTTGCCAAAGACTCTTCACGCTGTGCCACAACGTCCTCGCTTGCCTGTTTTTCTGCCTCTTCGATATCCACTGCACAGCCTGCCTCATTGGCAAGATTTTCGGTCATTTTCTCAGCGACCTCTTCATTCTGACAGATAAGGTGTGCAGGTCTGCAAAGCTCGTGGCGTTCTGTGTGCCACAGAAAGTCAAGCAGTAAAAGTTCTGTCTTTCCCTCGCAAAGTCTTGTGCCTCTGCCTACCATTTGACAGTAAAGTCCACGCACTTTTGTTGGTCTTAGCACGATAACGCAGTCAACTGACGGACAGTCCCACCCCTCTGTGAGGAGCATTGAGTTGCACAGCACGTTGTATTCGCCCTTGTCGAAAGCTTCTAATATCTCCGCTCTGTTTGTGCTTTCTCCGTTGACCTCAGCGGCGTTGAACCCTTTGCTGATAAGGATATCACGGAACTTCTGAGAGGTCTTGACAAGCGGCAGGAACACAACTGTCTTGCGTTTCTTACAGTATTTGAGCATTTCATCAGCTATCTGATAAAGATAAGGGTCAAGTGCCGTGTCGATATCACTTGCCTTGAAATCTCCTGCCTGAGTTGATACTCCCGAAAGGTCAAGTTTCAGCGGTATGGTGATAGCCTTGATAGGTGAAAGATAGCCCTCTTTGATAGCCTGCGGCAGGGTGTATTCATATGCAAGGCTGTCGAACACCGAGCCTAAGTTCTTCATATCGCCCCTGTCAGGTGTAGCCGTCACCCCAAGCACCTGAGCCTTTGGAAAATGGTCAAGCACTCTCTGATAGCCGTCTGAGATAGCGTGATGAGCCTCGTCAATTATTATGGTATCAAAGTAATTTTCCGAAAAGCCTTTGAGCCTTTTCTCACGCATAAGGGTCTGAACTGAGCCTACTACTACACGATACCAAGAGCCTAAACAACTTTGTTCTGCTTTCTCGGTGGCACAGCCAAGCCCTGTTGACTTCATAAGCTTGTCAGCCGCCTGGTCGAGCAGTTCGCCCCTGTGGGCAAGGATAAGCACACGCTTACCCTGCCGCACACATTCTTCCGTAACAGCCGAGAAAAGTATTGTCTTTCCCGTTCCTGTGGGCAGAACTGCAAGGACTTTGTTTATTCCCTCAGACCATTGTTCGAGTATAGCAAGCTTAGCCTCGTTTTGATATGGTCTTAAATTCATCATCAGAACGCACCGGCTTTCCAGCCACCTGTCTGAGCAGGCTGACTATACTGTGGTGTCTGCGTCTGAGCAGGCTGAACGGTAGTAACATTCTCGTCATAGGCATAGAGCTTTTTAATCTTGTTGGACTGCCTGTCCTCACCGTCCTTGTTCTTGTAGTTGTCAACGTAGACGTGACACTTGCCCTTTTTGCCTGTGATAGCGTTCCAGTTCATTTTCAGCGGCTCGCCATGCTTTTTTAGCCCGAGAGCCAGGAAAAGTGCTGAGAGCTTCCACTCAAACTTGTTGCAAAGGAAGAAGTTCTCTGTTATCTCCACGCTGTCCTCTGCACCCCAAATGGTGAATGTGACCTTTGCCATATTGCAGGGCGGCACTTTTGCCGACCCCTCGTGTCTTGCACGTTCGTACTTTGCAACTGTGAAGTCATAGTCCCCCTCAGGGAGCAGGACAAAGTCCCCACCCTCGTTGACTATCTCATCTTCCCAGCCGTATTCCATAAAATTATCCATAGTGTTGTCCTCCTTTTAAAATGGTACTTTCTGATTTTCTCTGATAAGCGGCAGCATTTGTTCCCAAGCACCTATCAAACAGCCCTGTACGAAGTCGTCAGGATAGTTTGTAATAGGAGTATCATAAGGGAAATAGTTTCTCTGCGATACCACAAGCCGTATATCCGATTCGCTTACGTTGTTGGCTCTCATAAGGTCTGCAAGTGCTTTCGGTATGCCATCAGGGATAACGATAGGTGGTGCAACGTCCTCAAAGCCGCTGAGATCTGTAAGGGGCTCTTCTGCCTTTGGTGCAGCTGTTGACTGAGCCTGCTGCAATGTCACTGCGTTTGATGTCTTATGAGGTGGCTGCGGTGCTGCTTTCGGCTGTGCAAGCTGCTCTTGCACACGTCTTGGCATCGGCACAGGCTTAGGCATTTCAGCAGGCTGTGTATACGCAAACAGGTGAGCTATGCCACTATACTCAAAAGGCATTTCAGACGGAAGTCCGTCACGATTTTTAGCGTCCCAGCAAGGGTGATGTGTGGTGTACATAACACGGTCACCGCCCTGAGCCTTGAACTTCTTGCCGTCCTTATCCACAGCTACTGCATATGTTTTGTAGTTTGCAAACAGCACCATATCTGCCCATTCTTTCACAAGAGGTGATATCTGAGAAGAAGTTTTCTTGCCGAGTTTCAGTTCCCAGCGGTCATAAGCACCCAGCTCGTCAGGCTGTTCAAACTTTCTCATCTGAGCATGAGCTGTAAGTACAACGTTGATACCGCTGTCAACTACCTCCTGCAAGAGATTAAGAAACTTGCCTATCTCCTCTTTCTCGTAGACGTAGCCGTTACCGTAGCCGAAATCTTCAATGCCTTTCTTCTGATGTGCCGAGCAGATCGTTTCAATGCAAAGCTGTTCAGCCCAATCAAATGTATCAATGACAAGGGTCTTGCAGAGCCTGCCGTTCATAGCTTCCTTTACCTCGTTTTTGAGCATTTCCCAGCTTGTTGGCTTAGGAAAACGTCTGATGTTCAGCTTCTTTGTGCTGCCCTCAGTATCAATAAATACAGGGTCGGGGAACTGAGCCGCAAAGGTGGATTTGCCTATGCCCTCAGGACCATATATCACGACTTTTTGTGCGGAGCTTACAACTCCTGATGTTATCTCATACATTAAAATGCACCTGCTTTCCAAGTTTTCGTTTCTGATTTTTCGTCCTTATCATTGTCCATTGACCTGCCGTCCTCGATAATGATACTGCACTCGTCACCTGTAGAAACTCTTGTGGCTATCGCCTGCAAGCCCTGTGCTTCAAGCCACTTGCCAAAGTCATCAAGGGTGTCGGTATCCATTTGTTCAAGCTTGTCCAAAAGTACGAAGCCGCAGTCAGGGTTGAGCTTTCTCACGATAGAGGTAGCGACGATAAGCTGTTCTGCTCCGCTTATACTATCCCACTTATGCCCGTTATACAGCAGCTCTCCGTCCTCAACTGAAAGCCCCTCAAGGGGCAGGTCGGCATTTTTGAGCAAGTCAGTTTTAGCCTGCCTTACGTCCTCTATCTGCTCAGTGAGATATGTATACTGTGAACGGTAGTCCTCAGCGTCTATCTCAGCTTTTTCCCTGTCGAGGTTTGCTCTTATCTTCTTGTTCAGCTCCTCGATATCTGAGATGTTCTTTTCAAGCTCCGCTGTGCTTTCGTCCACAAGGTCTTGAGCGTCAAGGCTTGCAAGCTTGAAGTTGTTCGCTGCCGCTTCATAGCTTGCTTTTGCACGCTCATAGGCAGACTTAGCAAGTTCCAACTGCTTTTCGTAGTATTCTTTCTGATCACGCTTACGCTGATTTTCGCCGTTGCGAGCAAGTATATCCTGCTGCTGTCTGATAAGCTCCGAAGCCGAAACAGGCTCGGCAGGGACGTTTGCATACACAGGCATTTCCTTTGCAAACTTAGATTTCTGGTCAGCTATCCTGCCGATAGCGGTACGCTGGTCATAGAGGGAATGTTCCTTATGCTCCAACTGATAGAGCGTATCACCCACTCCTATTATTTTCAGCAGAGTTGAAGCTTTTTCCTTGCTTGACTGATTTATGAACTTAGGCAGGTCAAGTGCGAACTGCTCAACGAAGCTGTTCAAAAGCTGCTGACCGCCTTTCTTACCTGTGCTGTCCGTGACTTTGAGAGAGCTGTTCTTGCCTGAACGCTCCACTACTATACCGTTGTCGAGGGTGATCTTCAAGTGCGGTTCGACAACAGACCCCTCACGCTGGGGAGAGGACGGCTTATACTTGTCACCGCCAAGCGCCCAAGCGATAGCGTCAAGCACAGAGGTCTTGCCCTGCCTGTTCTTACCGCCAATAACAGTAAGCCCATTCTTTGCAGGCTCAAGCTGCACGGCTTTTATCTTCTTTACGTTCTCAAATTCAAGCGAGTTTATTTTTACTGACATTTTTCATTCTCCTTCCACTGGCTTTCCATCCATTCATCAAACTTTTGCAGTTCTTCATCTGTCGGCTCGTCCTCAGGTCTGCCTTTGTCAAAACCGAGTGTACAACCACTTTCAAAGCAACAGCCTGCTAGGTCGGCAGAGCATTCCACGTCATCGCCATATTCACGATATCCCCAAGCGCAATCCTGACAGCACTTCATGACAGGGTCTACGCAACGTGTCGGTAAACCTTTCATTTGCAGTCGCCGCCTTTCAGCCTCTCGATGTTGTGCTTGAAAGCCTCAACATATCCTGTCAGGAATTCGTTTGGGTAATCATCGAGGGCTATTTTCGCCATTTCCTCTATTCCTTCTTGACAAATGTCAAGCAATGTGCTATCATCAAGGTGTGTTGAATTGGTATCTTTTGATACCACCTCAGAGCTTGTGCCTGTTGCCGCAGGTGCAAGCTCGTTTTCTTTTAGGTACTCTGCCAAATACGCACCACACTTAAAATCTTTTTCGCATAGCGGACAATTTTCGCAACTAACAGCAAATCCTGTACAGTACTCCACCGCCTTTTCAAACTCCTCTTTCGTTATCATCGTTATCCTCCTTAATATTTCCCCATTGTTCAGCCATTGCAAAAGCAATACCTTTAAACGTTTTGCTCCTTACCTTAGCACGATCTTTGCCAGAATGACGTGTTTCTTCCCATGTGCGTGATTTACCATTAGAATATCGTCCAAACAGCTTGCCATTATCAGGCTTGTCCCCTGTATATGTTGGTCGTAGGACAGGCAGCCCCTTTAGCCATAAACACGTCGCCTTTGTGACAAACTGTTCTGAGTCTTCCGGTCCGTTTGAAAACATATATGGGTGAATTATTTGATCTGCCTTTCTGAATACAGTATTCATACGCCCTATAGGGTTTTCCACTGCAATTTTCGGTGCGTTCGCCGACACAATCTGCATAAAAAATACTATTGATTCTTCACGGTGTTTCATACGCTCGACCACCTTTTCAGCAGGTGTGCATTTCAAACTATAGTGGCGTGTAGCCACGTTCGTAAGGTACGTACACGGTGGGTGTGCGATAATCATATCCCATGTTTCAACAGTATGCTGCTTGCCGTCACAGGTGAAGAAATCGGTATTGCCATTGATAATATCCAAAACATCATTGCATATATGCCATTCAGGGTGACCGCCTGAACACATCTGAATATCGCAGCTGTACGCTTCGTGTCCTTTCGCACGGAACGCTTTGCAGACCTCTTGAGATTCCTCACAGGCTATCAGAACTTTCATTGTTCTTATCCTCCTCATTTTCAAAACGTTTCTCCCAGTGCCTATCCACCACGCTCAGCACAAGATACATCACTACATCTATGCCTGCAATCACAGCTATTGTTATCAGCAGTATTCCTACAATGTTCATTACCACTTTCCTTTCATTTCAACTTCGACCTTGACCACGGGTCTGCCTGCTTCTCTCACCGCACGCTTAATGCTCTCCTCTGCTTCCTCGTAGGCAGTTTCTTTTACGCTTACATACCACCTGTATGCTACATACATTGCAAGCACCACCAAGAGCGCTACCGCTGCGGCACATCTGATTATCTCTAGTACAGCTATCATTTTCTCACGTCCTTTCCGTAAAGTGTGCGGAGTTTTTTAAGCCTTTTCTCGAAGTTGTCGATATCAATGCCCCACACCTCGTAGGCTATCTCGGTATTGACCGAGTGTGGCAACCATGACTTCACGCCACGCTTTGCCATTTCTTCCTTAACAGCTTTCTTGATCTTGATAGTCTGCGTTTCACCTGTGCTGAACAGCTCCTTGATATCCGCATTGGTTATTTCGGGCTTTTCATAGTACAGCCGCACTGCCATTTCAATGTCAGGTGACCTCATTTTTATTCCTCCTCGTTTTATATTTTGTTGCTGTTGGGTAGTATTATTGTCCGTCATCGTCTGTCAGCTCAAAAAGCAGCTTGCCTGTCAAAGACCAATACTGCGTGACCTCTCGATATGGGTCATTTTCTTTTCCTGAGCCTTTAAGTGCTTTTGTGACAATGACCTGTCTTGTCATTGCACTGTCGCAGCCCCTCAATTCAATGTTGTTTGTCATTGGTTCACCTTCTTTTTCTGTCTTATTACTGTTGATTTTGTACTTACCGTTGCTGTACACGATCTCTACACCGAGTACATCTGCAATGTTTTCAGCAATACGTCTACTGTCATCTACACCGCACATGAATGCTCTGATCGTATTTGCTTTCAGCCCTGATTTTTCAGCAATCTGAGCATATGTTAAGTGCCTTAACTTCGCAATTGTTTTGATGTTTTGCCGAAACTCATCAAACATAATTCCTCACCCCTTTCTGTCCGTTCAATCGGACTGTTAGCTGTTGACATTTTCGACATTCTGAGTATAATTAATGTCAAGAGATTCATTATACGCAATCTTGTCTGTAAGTGCTTTCTCCTGCTGTACGATCTCATTGAAAGACACTCCAAAAATGTCAGATAACTTTGTCATAAGCGTTATGTCCATTTTCTTTTGTCTTTCATGAGCTTCGATTAGTTGGTAATACTGTTTTGATATTCCAAGCATATCGGCAACATTCTGTTGAGTAAGCTGCTTGTTTTCACGGAGAGTTTTTAACCATTCTCTCATTTATTTCACCTCCTTGTAAACGTTTTGTTGTCTATATAATAACATATAAAAACTCAAATGTCAACACTTTGTTGCTAAATTAAATAAATTTGTGAGTTTTCAATAAATTCAGACAACAATTTGATGACACTATTGACAAGTCAACAGAAAGTTGATATAATTTAATCAATGACAAGGAGTTGAAAAATATGTATAACGATATATTAAGACAGCTAAGAAACGAAAAAGGAGTATCTCAACAGGTTGTAGCTGATTATCTTAATATCACTAAACAGGCATACAGTTTGTATGAATTAGGAAAGCGAGAGCCTGATTTTGAAACATTATTGAAATTAGGTGAATATTTTGACGTTTCCACCGATTATATTCTCAGGGGTGAAAAGACCGAAGACGATACCGACGATAACATCAAGTTCGCCCTATGGGGAACATCAGACGTTGATGATGATGTGTTGGCAGATGTAAAACATTACGCTCAGATAGCACGTCAGATGAGAGAGGATAAAAAGAACAAAGAATAGAGGCGGTACATATGGATAGTGCTGAACTACGCAGCTTTGCGGAGGACAGGGACATTATAGTTATCGACGGAAAATTAAGAAATGAGCAGAAGTCCATATCCATTAGCGATAGGGGGCAATGTGCGATTGTGGTAGACACTAAGAAAATCGCCACGAGAGCAGAAGAAACTGTCATAATGGCTCACGAGCTGGGGCATTGTGAAACAGGTGCATTTTATAATGAAAAGACTTTGGAACTTCGTTCTCGAATGGAGTTTCGTGCGGACAAATGGGCAATAAAAAAGCTCGTCACAGAGGACGAGCTGATAGAAGCATTTGAAAATGGTATCCTTGAAATATGGGAGCTTGCCGAGTTCTTCGGTGTCACCGAAGATTTTATGGTCAAGGTTTGTGAATTGTATGGATATTATAACAGGGTGATATAAAAAAGTCCCCGTCAGTACCGCAAATACTGACAGGGACAGCACACAGAATTTTCTCCTGCATGGTTACAAATACATTATATCACCAATTTAAGACAATGTAAATGATTTCATAAATTGTTTACAAATGTCGGAAATTATTGAATTACAAGGAGGAAGTTTTTTATGAAGAAGTTTATAGCTGGAGTAATTGCATTATCGCTCGTTTGCGGAATGTCCGCTTGTGGAAGTGGTGACAGCTCATCTTCAAGTGAAAACACTACTGCAACAACTACCACTACTACAACATCAGAGGAAACCACAACGACGACAACCACAGCGGAGACTACGACTACGACGGAAGAAACGACAACAACGACGGAAAAGCCTACCACAACAACGACTACTACGACCACTAAAGCTACTACCACCACTACAACAACTACTGCTGAAGAACCCAAAGATCAAGTTTTGTTTGATAATAACGGAATTAAGATTACCTTTACTGGTATGGATTATACAAGCAGTATATTTGGTCCAGAAATCAAAGTACTGATTGAAAATAGCACGAGCACAAATTATACAGTTCAGGTTCGTGATTTTTCTGCGAACGGCTTTATGGTTGATACAACAATGTCTGCGGATGTCAATGCAGGTAAAAAAGCAAATGATTCAATAGGAATTAATAGTTGGTCATTAGAGGAAAATTCTATATCCGAAGACGATATGCAAACTTTTGAATTCAGTTTTCATATCTTTAATTCCGATGATTGGTCTGACGGCTTTGATACTGAAACTATAATTATACAGCTTTAAAATAAAAAAAGTCCTCCGAGTGTTGACAGCACTCAGAGGACAGGTGAACTGATATTGACAGTATCAGCTCGATTCAAATTCATACCAATAGACCAATAAAGGGCGAATTTTGCCCTTTTATTGTAGCACACTTTCAAGGAAGTGTCAAGAATAGGAGGAATATTTATGCCGATCTACAAAATGACGGACAAGAAC